CCACCTGTTAATTTTTTAATAGTAGCTACACAAAGTCTTTTATGCTTAGCCCCCTCAGGAAAAATCATAAATCTTTTACCATTTAATTTAGATAAATTAGGATTTGCTTTATCTGTACAAATGGGTCCATAAAGTGTATCAATTCCTCCTTCAGCACCAAACCCATATCTTTCATCTTTACTCAGGAGTGATAGCATAAATTCATTTAACAAGCCTTTACCTGAACGACCCATACTATTAAAAATAACAAACTTTTCAGGATTCCACCCAGTTAGACCATTACGTAATACAGACATATAAACTCTTTCACTATCCTTATTTTCATAGAAAATTTTAGCAAAAATACTTTTAAGTAAATCCATTTGTTGTTGAGAAGGTTCAATCCATTTGTAATCAACATTTCTAAATAAATGATATTCCTTTAGTTGTTCAGAAAATTGTCTTGTTTTAAAGTTGTAGACAAAATTGTCAAAAGGAAAAAGATAAGGGTGATTATCCCATTCTACACAGTCTCGTCTTTGAGCTATAATATTTAAAAGCATTCTAAACACAGCATAGAGAAATGGTATCTGTTTACTATTTTTTTCAGTTCTTTGAAAATCTTTAATCATTTGTTTATACTTTTCAGGGTCTGTATCTTTCTCCATCTTAGCAAGTTTTTGGGCTTCAAGTTCAAACCAACCTTTATAAATACACTCTATAAAAGCCATTGAAGCATTTCCAGAACTTGATTTATGGTTATCAATACACCAACGTTTTTTGTCACTATACCATCGATACAGTGTATCATTCTGAAATACCCAATAATCACCATATCTTTTATAAATTTCATGTGCCATATCACTTTCAGTTGATAATGTCTTAATACCAGGGGGTGATCTATGTTCTCCGATTATTCTATAATATTCTTTTTCATTGGATTCTTTTGCTGCCTTTTTAAAATACTCCAAATCCAGTCCTTTGGTATTATCATATGAATCAAAGGTAGTGTTAAATTCAAATAATTTGTTAGAACTATTACTTTTTTTGGTTAATGAATGGGCAATATCTCTATAATCATGAAGGGACCACATAAGTTGTACATATTTTTCATGACAGCCTTTATTAAGGTAAATTGTAGGATCAATAATTTCTGCCAAATCTTTTACTAATGGTTCCATTATAGAAACATGAGGAGGAGTAGAATCAGGTTCATTAACTACAACCTCTTTTTTCTTACCTTTGAAAAATCTAACATCACTGTCTTCATTTATTTCACATTCAGGAATATTAGCTGAATCAGCATTTATAAATTCTTCTTTTCTACAAAATGCCCATTGTTTAGTAAGGATTTCACCTTGATGTTCTTCAGAATGTTTTGTTTTAAATTGTAATTGGCATTTTTTAAGTTTTTTTAGATCATCATTACAAATAAAAAAATGAGGGTATCTTTTGGTACATGAATGATACCATGGATAAATTCCTTTTAATTTTTCAATAGTAACTAAATCAGTTGGTTGATCAAAATCAATTTGATGAATTTTTGAGGTATCAATGGCAATACAGTTATGGTCATTTATATCATCTTTTTTCGATAGATATTCAGCATAATTTTCATCACTAAAAGCATTGAATGCCATAGAGTTTTTAGTATCAGAATAGGAAGGAATCTTATTGTTCTTCCATTTACAAGGATTAGGCATACCTTTCTTACCTATAATATTGCCATTTTTATCACGTTTAAAGGTAACGTTTACCCTTATGTTACGAATACCATTGGTTTCGCACCAGTCTTCTACTGTTTGTTTGTTCATTTCTATATCTTCATATTCGCAATTACTCTTTAAGTAATTATCTATTGACATTGTATATATATATAGTCAACATATTAAAATTGTAAAATTGTAAAATAAAAAGGCTCAGATAACTGTAATTCTGTATTTTTGTATAAATACTATCTTATTATATAAAAATGGAATGTTCCTGTGGAAAAGGAAAGTTTTGTAAGAAGTGTTACTCTAATTGTTACTATCTTATCAATAGAGATAAAATACTTAATTACCAAAAAAAAAGATACCAAAAGAATAAACAACCCTCTGGGGGATTTACTATAATAAGAAAACCTGTGAAAGTAGTTTTTTCTTGATTATATGTATATGAAAGATATATACGATGCCGTTGCTGATGATGGATTAAAAGGTGTCCTCATAGTTTTTTTTCTAGTTGTCAGTTATAAACTCTGGAAAATGAAATCTGCTAGTGAATTATCAAGTGACTGCTGTGAAGGTTTTCACTTCAAAGCCAATACTTCAAATGAGGGTGGAAATATAAATGTCACTGATGAGCATATAAATCACACAGATAATATCTCACCTAATAATAATAATGTTTAGTAACATAGAAAGTGTTATTGAAAAATACGAAAATGGAGAATATAATAACCAAATATATTCTCAATTTGATGACATAGTCATAATCCCTACTGAGGACTATAAAAAGTTCAACATAAAACCCTTTTATGATTGGTTTGAAAAACCTATTGATAAAAAGATTCAAATCGATAGTGAATTGATCCTATTTGTTAAAGAAAATAAACTACCTACATTGTTTTTTATGGATGTTAAAAATTTATTAATAAGAGGTTATAGCTGGGAACAAGCAATAATCTACTATCATAATAATAGAAAACCCCTACATCCCAAACTCAGACAAATTCTCTTGACTAAAGAAAGAGGCTATATAAGAAAACTCTGATTCAGGAGTATAGTCTTCGTCATTAGGGAAAGCATCATGATCAAGAATAAATGATTTTTCACTACGTTTCCACGAATTTTGCTCTTTTTCCATATTCATAACATAAACTTGTATCAGAAACTCTTTCATTCCAAAAAATACGAAATCTGATTGGTAATTACCTGATAATGAGGGGTTGGGACAATGAGGACTTACAAGACATTTGCCAGTTTCAAAACCTAAAGCACCATGAACATGTGTATGGGGTTTACTCATAAAATAGGGGAAACCATTTTTTTTATATCGCTCTCTACAGAAAGGACATTTATATTCAATACTACTTCCACAATCCCATATTTTACCTGGTATGTGTATATAATAATAATCGTCTCCATCACTTCCTACCCCTCTTTCTACTGATACAAAGCCTCCAGCTTGTTTGACCTTTCTAACAAAATGTGTTTCTTTTTCCTTTAATGTCCCTTTGAGAGTTACCAGGACATCTTGCCATTCTAATGGTGTAAAATGATATGTTTTTTCATCAGGAACTGGTTGTAAGGCTCCATAGCCGCCGTGGGTATCCGTGTTGTAGCAATCTGAAAATTGTTGCGGGTGTGTGTTTATCCAACTCATTTTTTATATATATCTCTTAGCATTTTATTCTTAAGTGAATATTAATTCGAAGTTTTATTAATTTATCTCCCCCTCCCTTTGTAATGACATAGAGCTTACAGTTGATTTATATATCTTTTTCTTGAGTTTACTAATTAATCTCTTATTGACGCTAGCAAGGGTAACAAAGACCCTCTTTTTATAACTTTTATTCTAAATATAATAAAAAAATATAAATATATAAAAATAATAAAACTTTGGAAATATCCAAATTTTCGGTGTCTTTGGTGTCTTTGGTGTCTCTGTGTAGTCCTATACCAAAATAGGGGAAAGGGGTGAAAATAAATAATAATTAATTTTGATCATATAGAGTATATGGTCAGCGAAGCTCGTTCTGGAGAACTCAAACTTATAAAGGTGGTAAATAGCAAAAATCCGAAAAAAAAGCTTGATGCCCACTTCAAGACAGATAAGAATAGAGAAAAGGTGGTATCATTTGGAGCGGCAGGCATGGATGACTACACTAGGAAGAAAGACAAGGAACAACGCCAGAGATACAGAGAGAGACACAAAAAGGATTTAAAAACAAAAGACCCTACAAAACCTGGTTATTTAAGCTACTATATCCTATGGGGAGACTCTACAAGTCTCAAAACAAATATAGCAAATTATAAAAAAAGATTTAATTTATAAGCTCTATATATGAAGGAGTGTAATTGTTGTTATAAGAACTGTAAGACGTTAACCAAGTGTTTTGTAAATAATACCTGTAGTTGGAGATCATGTAATAACTGTATCAATAAACAGATTAAATTTGAAAATGGGAATCAATTTGTATATAAATGCCCATATTGTAGGAAAGATAGTGAATATCATAAGCATTGTCGCTTTAGTAAGTATGTCAAGCAAAACCGTGGTGCTTTGCGTAAAATACTTCAATTACAATCCAACTATATTAAATACATTACTAGTAAATTAATTCATGTCCATATGTTAATATCACAGGATATGGTCTTTGATCCTATATACATAGAGGATGATGATGAGTCTCACCATTCGGATTCTGATCAAACGACTTAACTCAGCGAAGCTTGCCAGGGATGGCTCAGGACATTTCGACTACACCCCTCTTATGTTTCTTCTGAAATGGGTAAGTGCCATTTTTTGACCCCTTTTTCCTAACAATACTTTCTAGCTTCTTAGAATCTTTGGTTACAAAAACATCTGATTTTTTTAACTTAGGATTTTTCCTATCAGGCATTTTCATGTCCTTAACAAAGGCATAGTTATCAAAGTTGTGGTTTTGATAGTCGATCTTGTTTTGATTCTTTTTTTTATCCATATTAATATAAGTATAAAAAAAAATGGAAATTTATATTTTTTATATATATATAGAAAATGTCATTAATACAAGTGGCGAGTTCACAATACAACCAACAAGGTCAATCTACTATTGGTAATGATGATGCTCTTGGAAATACAGGGAGTCGATTTACAAATAGATTTAATTCAGTTTTAAAAATACCTGCTAATGCTGAAATTGCTCTAGCTCAGGCAATGTTCAATGTTGACATGGCATTAGATAATATTAATTCTAGTGATTATGGAACGGATGATAAAAATACTCCAGCCCTGGCTTTATTTCAAGGTGGTAATGGAACAGACAAATTTGGAACCTATTATGATAATAGAAAGATATTTACAACAAATAAAAATTTTAGTCCATGTGATATTCCTATGGTAGCTTATGCCCCGCAACTAGAAAATGTAACTATGAAAAATTTTTGGAACGCAGTAATAAAAAGATTAAATCTAACAGCTAATCCCTCTTTACAAGGAAATATGACAGTGGCTTCAGGTGTATCAACTGGTGCTTTAAATAGCATACAAGTTGATTTTCAAAGTTCCTATAATACAGTAACATATGATACAACAACATCTCCACCTAATCAAGCTCAGGTAGCTTACAATAAAGATACATTATGGTTAAATAATGATAATTTTAGGGATATGATTAATGGTTCGCAACCAAAAAGTGTAAAATTAAATCCTAAAGTTGGATTACACGCAATTGAATCAATTCAATTTGAGGCTGCTGGAGCAGCTCCAAAGGATACAGTAGCATGGGGTAAAAGACAAGGTATGGGTAAAACATCAAATAATGGAGTCAGTGATGCTAATGGTTTCATTGAAATGGATTACTTCAAAGGTGCTACACAAGGTGGTGTTGGAGGTATTCATCAAAATCCTGGTATTCCAGCGGTATCAAGAATAGGTTCTGATGCGGGACGAAGATTATTTAGTTTTGGTATTGACAGATGGGAATCCGATAAGATTAATGGAGAACTACAAAAACTTACAGACGATCTAGATATACTGAACCCATTTGTTGAAGCTGCCTTTGATCATGCTCTAAATTTATTTAAAGCCAATTTTTCTGGCACAGCACCAGCAGGTCCTACAGATTTAGCAGGTTATGCTTATCCACTAGCTCTTCTAAGACAAGGAGTAATTAAACCATGGATTTGTTCTGATTATTTTTTTGTTACATTACCTAAGATTGATATTGAAACTGCTTTGGCAGATTTAGACGTTGATAACCCTAAATTTAACTATATGGATCAAACTCCACAAAAAGAGCCAGCTCCTCAACATCTTGCGATTTTTGGTGTAGAAAGAGGTAAAAGACTAGTATTTACTGATCAAGGAGCTAAAGGGGCAAATCCATCATTTCCTGCTGAATGGACAGATGGTCTAACAGAATATCCAACAAGATTGGTATGTCTAGCATGTGGAGATAGAATGGCACAAATTATGTATGGTATTCCCTATAGTGGCTGGCTTGATCCACAAAATGTTCCAGCACTTGGTGATACACCATCACAAAAAAATAGAAGATTTATGGCTTTAGATGCTTTTACAGGAGCAGGGTCACCTGCTGAGGTTTCACAAGTAGTAGCTAATTCAGGTATGTTTTCATTATATGATGATATTGATAATCCATTTCCAGCAAATACCTGTATGCGTGGTTTAAAAATTACTAACAAAGCAAATAAAATAGTTTTTGAAAGATTATACTATGCTGGTAATTTTGATCTTGCTGTGAAAATGAAGAGCATACAAATATCAGCGACAAGACTTATACCCTCAGATATTTTTAATGAGGCAACATATATAAAAGAATGGGTAGATGAAACAATTACAACCCCAGATACAATCAAAGCAGTAGAGGGATTTGTTAATATAGCGATTTATCCACTACAAACAAGATTTGGCATAGGAGGTTTACAAGGTGATGTAATTACATCTCCTGCTTTGGTTCCTGTAAAAACACCAGATATAACCTCAGTAGCAACCTCAGTAGCATCACAAAGTAATGTTGAGGATCTTGTGAGTGCTGGTCGCATTTTAGGAACAGTTCCCGGAACAAATACAAAATTGATAGCCAAGAGAGGAGGTTTGAATGAATCCAACCTACAAGCCTATCTAGCCAGAAATATGATTATTCCTAATTGCTTATTAAATAGAGATTTTTACGATAATGTTACTCCTATAATTAATTACTATCCTTTGTTAAATGATCCTACAAAAGAGTTTGTATCTACAAATAGACGTCCAAGTCATAATGGTTTAAGTGAAGATCTTACAGATCCAAATAAACCTATTTACAGTGTAGCTTCACATACATCAATAGTAGTAGGTGAATCAAAAATATTTGATACAATGAAATCATTATATGAACCTACTCCTCAAGTCAATCCGTTTTTACAACCTAATATTTCAGCCATTGTTAAATTTGATCAAACAGCGGCTCCTTTGGCTATATTTTTGGATGGAACTGCCTCTTCACCTAATTATCAACAGGTAAGTGGTTCATATCAATCAGTCCCAGCAATTGCTTCAGACCCTGTAGCAGTAGGATTATATGTTCACCTTGATGATTTACCTAATACATCAGTTATGGGTTCAATGAATCAAGTTCAAACAAGACTTGTAGGTGTAATTAATAAATTTGATGCTCAATCTGTTGTAAAGGAAAATAATAATACAATCGTTACTGCTTTAAGTTGGAATGCCCATGAACTTCTTTATGTTAAACTTAATAATCCATCTCCTATTGAACTATCACAACTTAACCTTAGACTAACAGATAGATTTATGAGACTTGCTAGTCAAATCACAAATACCCAACTAGTTTTTTATTTGGTGGGAGACGACCCTAAAAGAAATGAACGAGTAATTAGAATGACTTAAGAAATATATTAATTGATTTTATAAAAAATATTAAAAAAATAATATTGTTTATAATATAAATGGATATGTCAAAGTTCCCAAAGTTGCCTGACCCAGCCCCTCAACCCGAACCTCCTGCTCCCAAACCTACAAAAGAACAAATCTTTGTAAAACCTGAAGCTCCTGCTCCTGAAGTAAAAGCCCCAGCCCCCCCTCCAGCTGAAAAAAAAGTAACATTCCAGGAACCTGCTGAGACAGAGGCTCCTGCTGAGGCTCCTCCTAAGAAGAAGAAACAGGTATCTCAGAAACAATTAGAACATTTACAAAGAATGAGAGAAAAGGCTAACGCAAAAAGATTAGAAAAATTAGCAGAAAAGATGCCAGCCTCTAATCAAGTAAATACAAACACAGTTGGACAAACGCATACAGTGAGACAAACTCAGCAACCACCACCAACGCAAGGAATCCCCACATCTAGTATACCTCAACAAAATATTCCTATTCATAATATTCAAACTCCTCCACCTCCACAATATGTTTATCAGCAACCTGATATGAGTAATTTTATAAAAAGAACAGAAGTAGAAGGAATAGTAAAAAATGCTCTTGCCCAACAACATCAAGTTATGTTAAATCGTGCGGCAAAGATTAAAGAGGAACAAAGGGTAAAGCAAGAAAAGGAGGCAAAAGAGCAAAAACAGAAGAATACAGTTCAAAATTTAATGTATCCTAATGTTCGGAGAAACAAATGGTATTAATAATATCATGTAATATATTATAATGAATCTACCTATTGTCTTACCCGTCAAACCCCCTGATAATGACATAGATGTAAATGAAGGTTTACATCCACATCTTCCTAAACAACCTACTGTTATTACTATCTATGGAGCTTTCAAAGCTGGTAAATCTGTCTTACTCGCTAACATGATAGAAAATGATGATTTTTTTAGAGGACGAATGGATAAAGTAGTCCTTATATCTCCAACAGCAATGAATGATGATACTTTTAGACACATTGTAGAAGATGATGATGTTGAAATTGTATCAGATTATTCTGATGAATACCTACAAGCATTGCTAGATTTTCAAATGGAGACTCCTAAGGAGGATAGGTCCAGGATCATGTTAATTTTTGATGATGCTCTACAATATATAAAACCTAGAGGTAAAGGAAGTGGAGCAACACATCTTGCTACTAAGTTTCGTCATTATAACATAGGATATTTAGTATATGTTTCGCAATATTATAAGGCTTTACCTCCCATGATTAGAGGAAATACAGGTTGTATTGTAGTAATGAAGATTCCTAATACAAAAACAATTAGGGATATGGCAGATGAACTTGATGGTTTTTTGAATGGTAATTTTATGAAACTTTATGTCTATACTATCTATGATCAACCTTATAGTTTTATGTCAATAAATTTAAGAGAAAACCCTCCTATTGTATACAATAGATTTGAAACGCCAATATATCAAGGAAAATGGTTAATTGAAGAACCACCAGATGTAGATGTAAATAATTTATTAAGATCAAATGACCAATTAATTACCGAACACCCTCCAGAAAAAGAGAATTTAAAGACAAAATCTAAAAAAGATAATATGTGTTAATGTTATATGACAACAGTAGAACAAATCACTGGTTTAGGAAATGGCTTACAAAATCTTGTAATCCCTCCTTCAAATAACCCATCGAACAATTCATATTCCTTTGCTGGGAATAACATTATTCAATTTCAACTTCCTAATGCTCCTGTCTTACTTGACCCTTCTTCAATCAGAATCACAGGTTCCCTAAGATTCGTAAATAATAAGGCAATGGCTCAACCAGGCAGTGCTTCTCCAGAATATGAAAAAATCTTTCTTGATCAATATTTAGGAGTAAATGCTATCTTTAGAAGTGTTGAATTTTCAAGCACTGGTGGAAACAGACAAAGTATAGAAAAAATCCAAAATTATGGACAATTACTCCAATGTATTCTTCCAGCTCTTAATCAAACATCAAATTATCAAAATGACCTACAAATCGGTAATTTAGCTACTCAAAATACCCCCTACAGTAGTGAATTTATTCTTCAAAATGCTGCCTATTTTAAAGCTATTGGATCGGGTGGTTCAGGTAAAGCTAATGGTATTCGCTTTTCAACACCTCTTTACACAGGTCTTACAATGGCTAGCGGACAAAAATTACCTTTAAGTAATTTAAATGGTATTACAGTTACTCTTGAATTACAAGCTGATAATGCTGTATTTTTCTCTACTGAAACATCTGCTAATCCTGATGAACTTGCTAGAATTAAATATGAACTTTTTGATCTAAAACTTGAATGTAGCACATACAGTCCCAATGCTGAAGAAAAAATGGCTCTTATGAATCAAAAGAAAGGTGTTTTACAATGTAATACCTTTACATCACTCTTTTCTGTTCTACAAGCGTCTCAAACTAATGCTCAATTCAATCTTGGTATTAAGGAATTGGTCTCTGTTTTATTCAAATTTACTCCAACTAGTTCTGTAAATAACTTAGCTCTAAATGAATATCAATCAACAAGAGTAATTGATGACCAAAATGAAACCAAACAATTTACAAAGGTCCGATTTATGAGATCAGGAGTCGAGTTCCCATTAATGTTCCCCATTGATGTAGTAGATAAATCTTTAGAATGTGAACTTAATAAATACTATCTTCAAGCACTTAAGAATGTTCACACAAGAACAACTCCCAAACTTGCTGTTAATGGCTTAACCAATGATGTAAGATTTGCTCTTGGTGCTAGTGATTTTAAATATACATTAGCCAATCAAGTAAGATCTTCAAATAAACTCAATCAAGTCTATGGTGTAGGATATGACTTCTTCAGTTCTATGACTGGGGCTGATTTCGATGGTAAACCACTTACACTCAATGTTGAATGCGACCTAGCTGATGCTAGGACAAATGCGATGTATGCCTTTGTATTAGCTAAAACAATGATTATGTTTGACGAAAATGGAGTTGCTGTAATGAATTAAAATATTTTGAAGAAAAAATTTATTATATTTATATTATAAAGTATATATATAATGAATTTGCCAGAAGAACTTAAGTTTCAACCAATGAGCCAACCCCATTCAGCGACGCTCTACAATTACAAAACACAACCAGTATCCTACCTTGCTGGTAATTTAGTAAGATTTCAAGTTCCTGATGCTGGTATCATGAACTCAGGCAGTGCGTATGTTGAATTTGTAGTTCCACCACAATTCGAAGGTGCCTCATTTCCTCTTGCCGTTGGCTGTCATTCAGCTATCAAAAGAGCTAGACTTATAACCCAAAGTGGTCGTATCATCTGTGATCAAAGAGATTACAATAAAAAACAAGTTTTTGAAAAACCATTTAGAACTTCAGAATATAACCGTTTTGTTGCCCCATACATGGACGGTTCCTTTTTATCCTATGTTTACAATCATACAGGAAATCTTGATTATGCCTCAACACCTGCTGCTATCCAAAACAAACTAAGAGTTGCTGGTGAACCTATTTTTTACACAGCAAACAACACAGGCTCTGATGTCAATGATTCATTGACCTGGTCAAAACCTCAAGTATTACAACTTTACAAAGGTGCTACTGGAACATTTTTACAACAATTCAGAGTTAGTCTTACAGAGTTATTTCCTCTTCTTTACTCCCATCAACTTCCTGTTCAAATCATGGAAAGAATCTACATTGAAATTGAATTTGAAAAAGACCTTGTATCAGGGGATGTTCTTGTTCCACTTGTAGATAATGGAACTAAATATGTATCTCCTGATGCCAGAGCTTATGTAAATGGTCCTGGTATTTCCAATCAAGGTCTTTTCTTAGTAACTGACCATCTTGTTTTTGATAATCCTGAAGTTATGGCTCGAATCGAGGACCACAGTGAAAAGAATGGAGGTATTGCTTTCCCCTTTGAGGACTATGCTGTTCAACTCTTTTCAATTACATCAGCCGAGTTTGGAGGCACTGACCAAGAGAAAGAAGTCAATAGACAACTTGGTTCAAATAATTATAAACTATGTAATATTAAGGTTACAGAACAAGCTGGTGATTTATCAGGTGTAGGTATTCCAACAATTTTTGGTAAATATCATTCATCAACTCCTGAATATTCTTCTAAACAAATTAATTATTCCATTAATGATGTTAATTTATACCCCAACAATGATGCTAAATTACCAGTTCAATATGATCGTGCCTCAAATGTCTATGATTACATTAACCCAGCTATTCCAAGACCTGTTTATGGTTGTGACATCAAACTTGCTCTCGAACCACTTATTGATACCCAGTTCTTTAACGGCACACCTATGGCAACTGGTAACGTTGACGCTCTTAATATCCAAGGTGTATATCTCAAGGATCAAATGGGTCAAGAGATGAAGAATGGTAATTCAGCGATTAGAGCTTTTGTAAAATATGTTACAGATGTTGAAAATGGAGCTTTATCTACAGGCTGTAATCAACAATACTTCATTGGTTACAAACGTGAACTTGCTGTATCAAGAACAGGACAAGTCATGGTAAATCAATATTCTTAAGAAAAAAATATTTAATTACCTAATTTATATAGGGATGTCAGTGGCATAGCATTTAAGAATATTCTGGACTTCAGTCCCTCTTGATCTACTATAGTGTTCAAGAAGTTTACGACGTTCTTCTAAATCTTTAGTATTCTTAAATATATCTCCTATGAGAGCCTTAAAGATGCGTCCTTCTCCTATCTTGTTATAGGACGCTTCCTTAACTATTCTTCCTATGCCTTCAGCAGTTGCTGGTGTTTTACTTATAGGATTCACTAATAGTTTTTTCTGCCCTTCATACCAAAGTTCCCATGATGCTTTTACCATTTTTTTACTTTTGACTCTAAAAGTTTTACGTCCATATGTGCCTGCTGTTTTATATTGATTGATAACCAATGTTATATAAGAGTCAGTAAGATATAGATAATTACCAGTGAAATGTTTTACATATTTATTTATAGGGGATATAACACCAGAATTACATGTGATTTCCATATCCAGGTCTTTATTTCTTACACCATAGTAAACAAGTATATAATTAATAATATATTCATTTAACTTATTTTGTTTATATAGAGTATTACAATATGTGATTAGTTCATTCTTTGATGGTAAATCCTTGTCAGTTTCAATCTTTTTTTGAATCTTGCCTTGGTTACACTGTGTTATCAATTCCCCTCCCACATATTTCCCATTTTTTTTATACCCACGATAATACAAAATTTTATCAACTGGGAGTTTGAAATGTCGTCTAATCAAGAGTAATACATTAACCATATTATTTTTTGTTTTAGGAGCACAATCAAACTCTTGGAGGATTTTGACTAGGTCAGAATCATCATCTTTGTCTGTGATTTTTCCATCATATTTCTTCATAAATTTTCTATAATTTTGGTCATAATTTTTTAATGTAGTGTTAACAAGATGGGGATTTGCGTTAAGAGCATGTTCTAGTTCATTATCTTGTTTAATTTGCCATATCACTTTATCAAACAATTCTTTTTCTGTCATTTGTATATCTATAGATATAAGAAAATCTTTAAGTAATAATTTCAATCAAATTTTTTGTTTTTATCTTAAGAAAAAATAAAAATAAAATAATCTTGAGTACATATATAAAATGGACGTATTCAGTGCTTCTGACAAACAATACCTACCACAGACCGTAATCTCCGTGGTATCAAAAAATGGCTTGAATTTTGAATCCACAGCCTCTTCAACACCTATTGTTGAGTTTGCTCTTCCAGGAACATTAGGATTTATCAATGCTGAAGATACAGTATTGAATTTTGAGTTTTCATATAAGGTTCCTACTGGAACTGAAGTTCAAAATGTTCGCCCACAAGCCTCTACAGGTTTAGCTGGTATGATCAGACAAATTGATATTACAGCTATGGATGGAACAGTCTTAGAACAAATCCTTGATTATGATGTATTACAAGGTGTCTTATATTCTCATGACAATGGAGCTGATAAACAAGTTCAAGATGGAGAGTTTAACATGAGACAACTAACAGAGGCTTATTGCCGTGATGATGAGAACCCTACAGGATTTGTAAATCCTTCTGTTACACCATCTCTAACAAATAATGGTAACAATATTACAGCTGTTGATGGTGAGGTTCACGAGTTTCAAACACAAAAGATTCTTTTACCTATTCGTCTCTCAGCCCTCATTGGAGCTGGCGGCAGATCAAACAACCGCATTATTCCCCTTAGTTCAATCGGTGGACTTAACATCAGATTTCTCCTTAACCCATGTAGTCACTTTTCTATTCTTCACTCAAATGATATTCAAGAAGATACCAAATTAGGTGATTATTTTTATGCTACACCTCTTGGTAATGATCCTAATGCCAAACTTATTAAAATTCAAGAAGGATTTAATGACATTGTTTGTGATGGCACGGTTCCTGGTAATACATTAGCTATCTTGACCCCTGGTATTTACTCAACAAATGAGCTTGATACTTTAATTGCTGCTCTTCCTAATACACTAACAGGTGCTGTCAATGTCGGTTTTACACAATATTCAGTAACAAACGGCGGTGCTACACTTTTTACACCTGGACCAAGTGCTAATTTCTTTATTAACTTTTGTAAAATCCCAGCTCCTGGAACAATTGCTGCTGGTGCCACAGCTGCCTGTCCCCTTTGTACACAATCAGCGGGTGACACAACAAATGCCCTAGGTAACTTACCATTTACAAAAATTCCTATTAAATGGAAATCACCTTACAATGGTAACCCATTTGATCTTAATTCACAACCATTCCTTACTGGAACAACTGTTCAAATGAAAACCCAAGGTTTATCCCCAAATCAATTTATTAATGCTGGTTCAAAAATCAAATCAATTAAAGCTGATGCTCTTACTGCTGTATTTAATCGTAGAGCTACATTTGCGTCTGCTGGTGTTTACCCAACAGGATTACCCACACAAGTTCAAGAGGCTAATATCCAACTAGAATTAACATCTGCTTTTGATCCTACAACAGCAATCCCTGCTGGTGGATTCATTGCTGATGGTGATACAATCAAGACAGTTGTAAATGAAGAGGTCCAATATACAATGAACAACGTATCAATGGATGTCACTGTTGTCACCCCTCCTCCAGCTTACATTTCTGCGATGATGTCTGCTATCCAAAGCGGGGATGGTATGGACTTTTCTATGAATGTTTTTGAAACTCTTAGAACAAATGTTCTTAACGGAGAGGCTGTTGTTCAAATGAATTTACCATATGTAAATACCAGAGCTAGAAGTATCCTTAGTGTTCCTACAGCTCCTGGATCAACAAGCTTAAGCACATTTACTAATTGTAATTTACTAAGACCTTTACATTTAACTAAATATTTCTACACTTACTCAGGTGTAAGACATCCTTCACTAGGTGTTGACACAACTCGTGTTCAATCAGGATTAGATGCTTCTCCAGAAAGACCAAGTTTGAGTCAAGAATTACTATCTTCACAAAAGGACTCCTTTGAATATTCATTAGATAAATTGAGATCATTTGATGCTTACAGAGATGGATATAAGAAAAAAGTCTTTTTCGTTGGTCGTCCACTAGGAACTCTCAATTCAACATTTAACGTTCAAAATCAAAACTTGTCTCTAACAATTGAGGCTACTTCAGGAACAGCTATTAGTCAAACAATGACTGTAAATCACTATCTCTACTCAGAGAATATCATTAAGATTACTCCAAGTGGTGTAACATTGTTTAGATAATTTGAAAAAATTATATTTATTTAATTTATTTTAAATATATATAATGGATTACCTATCTTATATTGAGGATGCGAATTCCGCAATCAATATGGACGACTATACAATATATAATGCTATTGATGCTATTCAAGGTATTCAACAAGGTGATTATGATACCCTAACCCAAAAGATGGTTGGAAGTCAACTTAATCAATCATCAAGAGAACAAGCTGCTCAAGCCAAATCATTAGGAGAAGCCATACAAAATGGTGACTATGCTGCTGGGGCTACAAGTGCTGGAACAATGATTCTAGGACGTGCCAAAGCTTTTGAACTAGCAGCTAAAACAAGAGATGCCATCTTTGGAAAAGCCGAACCAGCACCTGAAGAAGGCACAGTTACCGAAACAGCTGAACCAACATTGGCTGAAGAACCAGCTGAATTTGATGCTCCAGTAGATACTCTTGCTGGTGAAGGAGAGGGTGAACTTGGAGAAGCAGGTGTTGAATCAGTAACTGCTGCTATGAGAGCACCAGTTGGAGGAGCAGCTGCTGGCACAGATGCTGGAGCAGTAGCAGCAACAGATTCAGGAGCAGTAGCAGCAACAGATTCAGGAGTAGCTGGAGCAGGACTAACAGCAGAAGATTTAGTTGCCGCAGGTTTGGATCCAGCTGGAACATCAGAGGAATTAGGTGCTGCTCTTGCTAGAATGACAGCAAGATATGGAACAGGATTTGAGGCTGAAAGTAAAGCTACAGAAGGTGTAGAAGTTGGTGTAGAGGAATCAAAAGATGTAGAACCAGCAGAAGATGCTACTTATGGTTATTTAAATACTTATGGTGGGGTTCAAGCAAATGAGAGTTTAACAGCCGAAAGTTTAGCAGGTTTGGGACGATCCGAAAATATGGCTCAACCAGCAACTGAAACAGTTATTGGTGAATCAGGTGCTGAGGACCTCGGACTTATGGAAGGAAGAGTAGCAGCTGGAGCGGAAACAGATTTATCTACACTTGGTTATGGAACAGCTCTTGAATCAGGACCAGCTGCCGCAACATCAGTTGGAGTTGAGATGAGCGGGACTGCTGCTCAGAATACAGCACAAGGATTTTCATCTATTTCAGGAACTACTGAACCCGCCGCAACTACAACGGTGGGTGGGGCAAGTGAGGGAGCGGCGGCAGGAGTAGGGGTAGATGCCTCAAAAATAGCAACAATTGATACTGTAGGAGATGTAGGTGATACAGCTGGTATTGCGGCTGGTGATACAGCTGCTACTGTAGGAACTGAGGCAGGAGTTGAGGTAGGAGTTGAAGCTGGAGCAACAGCTTTAGAGGCAGCCGGACTTGCTTTACAAGCTGTTCCTTTTGCGGATATTATAGGTGCTGGTCTTTTAATCGGAGGTGCTTCAATTGCTCCTATTATGGATGCTGTTGACAAGAAAAAAGAAAAGAAAGAGAAAAAAAAGGCTAAAAAGAAAGCCAAAAAGGAAGAGGCTGCTGCCCAATCACAATACAACCAAGCTGTAACAGATCATAATACAGCAATTCAATCATTAAATTCTAATCATCACTCTGCTATTACTGGAGGAATACAACAACAAACTGCTACAGCTGTTGGTTCAGCATCATTTTAGGATTTCATAACTACTACCATAGTAGGAAAGGGTGCTGTTCCTTCAACCTTACCAGTTTCTTTATTTATAAACTTTGTTCTACCTTTCATAAATCGAACCTGGTAATTATTTGCTAAAATAATATCATGAAACCAAGTTGTATCAGTTCGTGCTGGTATGAGTAAAACAATAGTCTTACCTTTTTGAGCTTGTAGATGTGCCTTCTCAATCCATCCGATACCACTCTTTTTGGTAGATTTAAGATTACTATATGGGGGATTAACAAAGGTAGTTTGTGCCCATTCCATTTGAAGACCATTGAATGTTGGATCATCCGTTAAAGGACAAGGATCGAACTCGTCAAAGTGGAACTCATCATTAAGGGTTTTATATAAATCCTTAGGTGTCCCCCAGGAGTCTGTTTTGCTCTTATTCATGTAGGCAGGCATTTTTGTTTTTATATTAATATTATCAAAAAAATAATAAATTCTTTTGATCAAATTTTATAATGACTTAAAGATAACTCTATATATAGGTATGCGGGCGTGCCCGTGCTTTAAAATTTTACACCCATCTTGACATTATATCTAATTAAATATGCTTCCATACTCTTACTTTTGTTTGTTTCTAATTTTTTTATATTTATATTTTGTGTTGTTGTAATTCATCTTTTTTCTAATTTCATTTCTGTCTGTATATTATATTCCCAATTATTAAGTGGTTAGCTACCACACCACTTTATAATTCTTCAAGCATTTCTCTATCTTTACTATTGAGGAATGTAGACAATCCATATCTTTTTCGGTTATCAACTATGTTTGTATCAAATACTCTTGGCATAGTTTTTACTGGATTTAATACATGGCATTTACCAAATCTTTGAAAGAAATTTATATACATTGTATCTATGTTTGTAGCTCTTAGTCTTATCTTACCTGTTCTCCAATCTCTATGAATATCTTTTCCAGGACCTTGTAAGAAGACACTAGAGATTACATTGTAAACATCTTTGATTGCTTGTTTACTAGGTAGTATATAACCATAACATCCCCAGAGTTTAAAATTTTCATTATCAATTTTAATAACTGGATCAGAAAGAGAGGGATTAAACTTGTCTCCTCTAGCAAAGAAACCACCTGTATAAAGAATATCAGAATTTTGAGGAAGGGTAAATCGATCATAGAAGTTAGATAAGGGTTTACAATCATCTTCCATAATATAGACAGCTTCATAATCATTGTCAATAGCATATTTAATAGACTTTAGGTGACTAAGATAACAACCTACTCTTGCTAGAGTAATATCAGGATTTGAACACATAGTCTTAAAGTTTTTACGACTTAGCCAAAATTGAGGGTTCATCATTTGAGGACTTACATTAAGCATGCTAGAGATTTCATTTTGATATTTTTCATCGTAGAGTTTTTTACCTTCAACAGCTTCTATCCTAGTATATTTCATACCTAGATTTTTAAGATCACTTTCAAGATAAAATTTTCTTTTAATATCTTTTTTCATATTGATGTAAAGAACAGGATAATGTATGAGTCTAGTTCTCATTGATATATGTTGTTGTTTTTTACCATAAGATAAAACGGGTTGTAGAGCAACAAATTTTTTTTGAATCAGTGTATCAGTTCATCTCAACTGACTACCCCGCCAACCCCTCTCAATGGCAAGGGACACAAAGACACGGTTTTTTGAGATCTGAAATGAGCTTTTGCT